TAAACAAGGCATGCGAATACGCTACCGAAACGGTGGACGGCTATTTACGTTCACGTTATTTGCTACCGTTAAATGATGTGCCAACGCTTGTGCGTAACATTTGCCTACAACTGGCTCGCTATTGGTTGTATTCACGCCGTCCTGAAGGCAAAGGCTTTCCCGACAATGTGAAAGAAACCCATAGCCAAGCCTTAAAAGATTTGGAGCGCATTGCCAGTGGCAAACTGCATTTGGGCTTAACGGAAATCGGTGCGGAAGGTGATGACAACTTACCGTCTGCGTTGAAATTTAAAGCTCGCGCACCACAGAAATTGGATTTGTCGGGCTATTAAGGGAGCATCAATGAGTGCCACTTTACCGATTTTGCAAAGCATCAGAGATCATATCGAACAGAAGACCACGAGTTTCAGCATCGAACTGTTCCCCGATGACTTAGACCGCTACAACCTCACCGACCAATATGGTGCGGTGTTGGTGCAGTATGCAGGTTCCAAATTTGAAAGTCTTGATAGCACCGACATTATCCAACAACGCCGCAAAGTGCTGATTGCCCTCACAGTGATTGCTCGCAGTCAGCACGATGACACAGGGGCGTTGGAAATGCTCGACCAGTTACGGCTGGCGATTGTGGGATTTAAGCCGACCAATTGCACCGCTTGTCATTTGATTAGCGAAGAGTTTGCAGGCGAAGACAGTGGGCTGTGGCAATACCAACTGATTATTCAAACCGAAACGCGGCAGGTGGAAGCACACCAGCCGCAAAATTTACCAAAATTTACCGCGGCACGTTACCGCCGCAAAGAACCATAAGGAGAACATTATGGCGTTTCATCACGGAACGAAAACAACACGCGTGGCAGGCGGCTCTGTTGCGGTGGAAACGGTGGACGGTGCAATTATCGGCATCGTAGGGACTGCACCTATCGGCGCAGTCAATGAATTGACCGTGTGCCAAACCACCAAAGATTTTGCTCAATTTGGTGTGATTTTAAACCAAGGCTTTACTCTGCCTGATGCCTTTGATGTATTGGCTCGCTATGCCGCAGGTAAGGTGTATGTGGTCAATGTGTTAGATCCGAAAAAACACAAAACCGACGTAAACGATGAAGTGCTTACCCAAGATAGCAGCACTTTAATGGCGAAAACCGCAAAAGCGGGTCTATTAAGCCTAACGCTTCAATCAAACAGCCAAACCTTATCGGAAGGCAGCGATTACAGCGTGAATTTGCAAACAGGGGAAATTACCTTGAAAGCAATGCACGAAGGCTTAAAAGCCACTTATGCCTATGCCGACCCTGAAAAAGTGACGGAAGCCGACATCAAAGGCGGCATTGATTCAGCGACGGGCAAACGCAAAGGCTTGGAATTGGTGCGTGATGGTTTCAACCTTTACGGTGCGGATGCAAAAATTCTAATCTGCCCTGAATTTGATAAAACCGCAAGTTGTGCTGCCGCACTTTCAACTCTTGCAGAACAGCTCAAAGCAGTAGCTTACGTGCAATTACCAAAAGGCACATCGCTTTCTAAAGCGATTCAAGCTCGCGGCCCGATTGGTGTATTGAATGCCTCCGCAAGTTCTGAACGTGTTCGCCATTTCTATCCCTATGCGCTTGGCTCAAGTAATACATTAGAAAGTTTAGCGGTGCACGCAGCAGGCTTACGGATGAAAACCGATACCGACAACGGCTACTGGTTCTCTACTTCAAACCGTCAGTTGCAAGGCGTGATTGGAATGGAAGTGCCATTGACTGCTCGTGTGGACGATGAACAATCAGAAACCAACCTGCTTAACGCAGTAGGTATTACCACAATTTTCAATAGTTTTGGCACAGGCTTCCGCTTATGGGGTAACCGCTCGTCAAACTATCCAACCGTGACCCATATCATCAATTTTGAAACGGCATTACGCACGGGGGATTTGATTGATGAATCTATCCGTCGCACCGAGTTGCAATTTATTGACCGCCCGATTGATGATGCGTTGATTGACAGTTTATTGGAAACGGTGGACACCTATTTGCGAGCCTTGCCAAGCATTGTAGGTTATCGCGTCAGCCTTGACTACGATACCGACTTGGTGGATGAATTTAGCAAAGGTCACGTGCCGTTGATGTATGAATACACGCCGAAATTGCCAGCCGAGCTTATCAGCAATAAATCGGTAATGACCCGTAAATACTTAGTGAACTTGGTGTCACAACGCTAGAAGGAGAAAATTATGAGTACCGCAATTCATCAGATTGTGAACGCCAATGTGTATATGAACGGCAACTCGCTTTTGGGCAAAGCCAAAGAGTTTAAGTTGCCCGACATCGAGTTCGAATTTATCGAACACAAAGGCTTGGGGCTACACGGCACAATCAAACTGCCTGCAGGGTTAAATGCAATGGAAGGCGAAGTGATTTGGGATAGTTTCTATCCTGAAGTACGAGTAAACGCCTATAATCCTTATAAAAACGTGCAACTGATGGCACGTTCTAATGTGCAGGTATTTGATTCTCGTGGCTTGGCTGCGGAAGAATCACTTGTCACCACAATGAACGTGGCATTTAACAAAACTACAGGCGGTAGCTTGAAGAACAAAGAAGCTACGGAACATTCCGACAGCTTCCAAATTATGTCTATCAAGCAAACGCTGGCAGGCAAAGAAATTCTGTTTGTGGATGTGCTTGCCAATATCTACCGCGTAAACGGTCAAGATGTATTGCAAAAATACCGCACCAATATCGGGCAGTAATTCTTTAAAGCAGTTTAAACGACCTTTAAAGCCCATTTAAGTAAACTCCTTTGTGAAAGTTAAACAATCTCACAAAGGAGTTTTTTATGTCTCAAAAAGTCGATGCGGTTCGCACAACCATTAAATTGTCTAGCCCTGTTCAATTACCTGATGGCACAACGCTCGAAGAGTTAAAAGTGCGTGAACCATTGGTAAAAGATTTTCGTACAGCAAGTCAGCAAGGTAAAACTAACGAAGATCGTGAAATTATCGTTGCAGCACTTTGCTGTGGTTTGGTGTTGGAAGATATGGATTTAATCAAATGGAAAGATTATGTTCAGATACAACGATTTCTGTTTGGTTCAGATGATACCGATGGAGACGTTAAATAATGCGATTGCTGATGTGGTTTGGTGGTTTGGCTTTTCCGCAGAAGAAATCAATAATTGGACGTTAAAAGAATTAGACGACTGGCTTGCTCAAGCCAATCGTCAAGTTAAGGCGGGTTATGTACGTGCTTGACGATAAAATTTAACCAGTCCAATAATTGCCCCTGTGATTGTTGCAGCACTTAAAGAAAGCAAGGTCATTAAAGGGGCAGTTACTAACGCGATAATTGTGCCTAATACAAGATAAAGAATAAAACCCACACCAAAAGCAATAAAGAAGTTGTCTGTGGCATTAAACATACCTACCCAATACCACCAAGAAAACGCCCAAAAACCGATAGAAAACAATAAACCTATCACAGACCAGTAGGCTTTTTCTACTATATCGTAATCTTTCCAGTCTTCAATGATTTCTTTGAATAAGTCGAACATAAATGCCTCCTGAATTTTTCGTATATTTAACATAGTGAGCAAAAAATGGCAAATAATTTAGTACTCGGTTTAGTTATTGGTGCCTCTTTAAAAGGTAGTTTTTCTGCTGCCTTTGGAAAGGCGAATAAAACCATTGAAAACCTTTCTAATAATTTGGGTAAAGCAACCCAGCAAAACGAAAAATTGGGTGCAAAAATGGCGAAATGGCAAGAACGTCAAGCCGCACTACATCAAAAAATGCAACTTGCCTATCTTTCAGGAGATCAGAATATTGGTAAGCTTACTCGCCGTTATGAACGAATGCAGGCAGTAATTGCTCGTACGGCAGAAAAGCAACAACATTTTACCCGTGCTATTCAATCTTCTGAAAAAGCTCAACGTTCCTTATCTAGTACTTTAGAAAAACAACAGGCACGCAAACAAAACCGTGATGAATTAAAAGGTAAGTTAGCTAAATCTACCGCAATAACAGCTAGCGTAGCGTTACCTACGTGGAATGCTGTGAAAACCTATATGCAACAGGAAGAAGCAGCAAATAATCTGAAAATTTCAATGATGAAGGCTGACGGCACATTCGGCAAATTTAAGGAAATCGGCAAAATAGCCGACCAACTTGGCACGGATTTACCAGGAACGCGTGAAGATTTCTACAAGCTCGCCAAAGCAATGAAAATGCAAGGTGTCTCTGATGACACTTTGATTAACGGTGGCTTAAAAACATCGGCAAAACTCAACGTTTTACTTGAAATGGATCAAGAGCAAGGAGGTGAGTTCTTTGCAAAGATGATGGAATCTCACGGTTTATCAGAAGCTGAACTTGGAGCATCAGCAGACGATTTACAACGAGCAATGTTTGCTGCAGGTATGAAAAAAGACGATATGTATGGGGCAATGACCTACTATGCGTCTAATGTTCGTTCGATGAAATTAACAGGGCGAGAAAACTCACAGAAAATTTTTGCGATTGAGGGGCTTGCTGCTCAACAAGGTTTAGAAGGCACATCATTCGGTACAAACTTTTCAACAATGCTTGACAGAATGAGTAAAGGTCCGCAAATGATTGCTGAAGCCAAAAAAGGGATGAAGGCAGAAGCTCGGGATATTCTCAAAAAAAGCGGTGTGAAGTTTGACTTCTGGGATAAAAAAGGCAATTTCAAAGGTATTGACGGAATGGTCAAGGAGCTTGAGAAACTGCAAAAAATCCGAGCAAAATTTGGCGACCAAGCTGCACAAGATGTGGCTGATGCAATGTTTGGCACTGAGGGTAAGCGTGTCGCCTTGTTATTAGGTGAAAAAGGAACGACAGGCTTACAAGATTTCTTACAGAAAATGAAAGACCAAGCCAGTATTGAAGAACGCGTCGCCCAAAAAACGAAAACACTTGGTTCTGCCCTTGAGAGTTTAGGCGGTGCATGGGAAAGTGCGGTCGGGAATATAGGGTCTGTTTTTGCCGATGATATTAAATCGGGAGCGAAAGCACTACAAGGTTTTGTTGAAGATACATTGACACCTTTTGTCAGCGAGCATAAAACAGCGATTAAGTGGATCGCTGCTACTGTAGGCGGTTTTTCCTTACTAAGCACAGGCGTATTAGCAACAAAATTTGCGTTTAGTGGCATAGCATCCATTTTTTCAGCAGCATTTATGCCATTTAAAGTATTTAAGACAATTAAAGCAGCCAAAGAACTTGAAACCTTAACGGGTACAGTTACCAAAACAGGTAGAGTAATGAAATGGCTTGGCTCAGCCTTTGGTGTTGCGAAAAAAGCTTTTATTGGATTAGGGAAAGCTTTGCTTACCAACCCTATCGGCTTAACCATTACCGCCATCGCTGTTGCCGCCTATCTCATCTATGACAATTGGGAATCTGTTTCAGCTTGGTTTTCCAACCTTTGGACGAAAGTCACAGGTTACTTCCAAAACTTCTGCAACTGGGTGCAAGGCATTTGGACAGGAGCAACTGAATGGGTTTCGAGTGCGTGGACAGGTGTGTCGGATTACTTCGGGCAACTTTGGAATAACATCACCAACTTCTTCAACTCAGGCATTGGCAACATCACCGCCACTATTCTCAACTGGTCGCCACTCGGATTATTCCAGCAAGTATTTTCCACCGTGTTGTCGTGGTTTGGTATTGATATGCCAGCGAAGTTTACCGAATTTGGTTCGAATATTATCAGCGGATTAGTAAACGGCATCAAAAACACGTGGGAGACGGTAAAACAAAGTGTGCTAGATCTCGGTGGAAATATCACATCGTGGTTTAAAGAAAAACTCGGCATTCATTCGCCAAGCCGCGTCTTTAAGGGTTACGGTGTAAACGTGGTGGAAGGCTTGGCAATCGGGATGGATAACGCCCAACCACTCGCCACAGAAGCCAGCAAAAATCTCTCAAGTGCGGTGAAATTTGAGCCTGTTTTAAATAGCGTTGAAACCGCCTTTAAACCGCTGTTAAACGAGAAAAAAGGCTTTTTCGGCACACTGTGGGACGATGTGAAATTCGGGGCGAATTTTGTTGGTAATCTGCTTGGACTTAATCAATCGACCGATTTCCGCACTCCTGATTTTAACCCTGACGCCCAAATCTCCCCTAACCCATCTTTACAAAAGAGGGAGACAGAAGCGTCAATCTTTCACGATTATCAACCGTTAAACCGAAACGCCGTTACAAATAATGAAACCAATCAGCACAACGGCATCGTGGTCAATTTCAACCCGACCATTAACGTGAACGGTAGCCAAAATCAGGGCGTAATGGAACAGGTGCAGCAAGGGTTGAATATGAGCCTTGTGGAATTTGAACGCCTGCTTAATCGCGTGCTAGACCAACGTCAGCGGAGAGCCTACTAAGGAGAAACAACAATGTATTTTATGCTAGGCAATATCGCCTTTGAGCCGGTCAATTTGACCGACTTTTCAGAGACCCATTCTGCGGATTTTGCCGAACACGCGGTGCTCAAAGGCAAGCCAAAATTGCAAGCGATGGGCGAAAAACTGACAGATTTATCCTTTGCCATTCGCCTGCACCACAAAATCGGCGGCGTGGAAAGTCGTTATCAATCGCTACTTTCGGCAAAAGCCAAGCAAGACGCCCTTGCCTTGATGTGGGGTTCAAAATACAAAGGCAATTTTGTGATCACCGATATTTCATCGACCACACTATTTACCGACGGCAAAGGTAATGCCTTGGCACGTGAGATGAATATCAGCCTGAAAGAGTTTGTCGGCAATTCGCAACAGGGTTTGCTTGGCGCGGCGTTAAATGTGGGCGGAAAATCTTTGCTCGGTTCGATTTTGCCGAAAGGTTTAACCAATACGCTTTCAACGGTGAAAAGTGCGGTTAGTCGTGGTGTGGAATTGTATCAGCAAGGCAAACGTGCGGTGGACGAAGTTCGTAACACCGTTGCGGTGGTTCGCCAGTTGGCACACGACCCCGCGTCCGCATTGGCGTATTTGCCGAGTACGCTTGCTAATTTAGACAACGCCTTGGGTGGCTTTGGCGAACTGGTCGGTATGCAATCCGCTTTCGAGGGCGTTCGCCAGTATCTGCCTGCTATTAGCGAATTTAGCCGTGATGTGTCTGCGGTGTATGACGATTTGCAAATAATGAAACAGAGTTTCAGTCGGGCATCTGCTGATAGCGAATGGAATAACTGGTTTACGCCTGCTGATAATGCTTTAACTGAAATCAATGAGCGGCTGGATAATTCCGCAAATTCAGTGGCCAAAATGACCGCTTGGATTGTTTTGCGTGAAGATGAAGACGTGGAGATTTTGAATGACCCAAACCGTACTTAAACATACCGTCAAACAAGGCGAACGCTGGGATAACCTTGCCTATTATTACTATGGCGACGCACTGGAATATGCTCGCATCATTAGAGCCAATCCACATATCAGTTTTTGTGAAGTGTTGCCTACTGGGGCGACCGTGTTTATCCCTGTGCTAAATGTGAAACCGACCCAAAACGAAAATTTACCGCCGTGGTTAAGAGGAAATAATGAGTAAAGTCCAAACGCCCGATTTTTCGCTTTTTTATGAGAAAACCAATATCACGGCAGAGATTGAGCCGTCTTTGCTGGAATTAACTTACACCGACTATTTGGAAGGACAATCGGACGAGCTTTCTGTTTCCTTTGAAGACATCAGCGGTAAGTGGATTCGCCAATGGTTCCCGACACAGGGCGACAAACTCAAGGCGGCGATTGGCTATCAGGGCGAGCCGTTAGTCGAAATTGGGGCATTTGAGATTGATGAGGTGGAATACAGCTATCACCCGTCTAGCATTACCCTGCGAGCCTTATCCACTGGCATTAGCAAAGCTAACCGTACACTTAAGCCAAAAGCCTACGAGAACACCACGCTCGCCCAAGTGGTGGCAGCGGTGGCAAATCGCTTGAAACTCAAAGTGGTGGGCAAAATTCGCCACATTCCCATTCAACGCATCACCCAATATCAAGAGCGTGATGTGGAATTTCTTGCCCGCCTTGCCCGTGAGTATCATCACAGTTTCAAGATTGTGGGTAATCAACTGGTGTTTACCGATAAAGATGAACTCGGACAAAGTGAACCTGTGGTCGTACTCGATGAAAGCGAATGTATCAGCTTGCGACTGCGAGATCGGATTAAAGACACCGCAAAACAGGTGGAAATCAAAGGCTTTGATACAAGCGGTAAAAAAGTAGTGAAAAAAAGCAAAAAAGCGACCGCACTTCGCCCGAAAATGCAGCAGGCACAGGCGGCAAGTGGCGATACGCTAAAAATTACCACACGAGGCGAAAGCCAAGAACAGATTGATGCCAGAGGCGATGCAGCATTAAGCGAGCAAAACGAAGACCAAAGTGCAGGCGATATTACCCTGATTGGCAACCCAAAACTGGTGGCAGGTTCCACTATTCTGCTCAAAAATTTAGGCGTGTTTTCAGGTAAATACTTAATCAAACAATCACGCCACACCTTTAACAAACAGGGCTACACCACCAGCATCGAGGTGCGAATGTTGGAATTTATCCCCGATGATTTGATGACTTTAGGCATGGAGATGACGAATGCAAACCCATAATTTTGGTGCGACCTATCAAGAAGGCATTGTGTCGGCAATCGACCCGAAAAGCCACAAAGTGCGGTGTAAAGTTCCTGCCCTTGAAGATTTAGAAACTGCGTGGCTCTCTTTCCTCACGCCAAACGCAGGCGGAAACCAGTTTTACTGCTTGCCTGACGTGGGAGAATTGGTAGCGATTTTACTTGATGCACGTGGCGAAGGTGGTTGCGTGCTGGGAGCGATTTATAATGAGCAAGACAAAACGCCAGTGCAAGATGGCGACATTTGGTTCAAAAAATTTAAAAACGGCACAACTATTGCCCACGACCGTAAATCAGGCGATTTAACCATTCATACCAGCGGTAAAGTTATCGTCAATGATTGCGAAGTGGAAGTGAACAACGGCAATGTCAATGTGAACGGTGGCGATGTGATCGCAGATGGTATTTCGCTGAAAAATCATAAACACCTTGAACAAGGCGATGGTAAGCTCACTTCTCCGTCAAAATCTTAGAATCTTTGACCGCACTTTTCTTTAAATCAGTTTAAAAGCCCCACCCCAAATAGCCTTGTATCATCAAGGCTATGAATATAAATCCGATACACTCAACCCACTGGCAACTTGCACCGAACCTTAACGAGCAGGCGGTGCAAGGCATTGATGATATTCATCAGTGCATTGCCAACATTCTCAATACGCTCAAAGGCACCGATGTGCTTCGCCCTGAATTTGGCTCGGATCATTTTCAATATATTGACCAGCCCGAAGATGTCGCCCTGCCCAATATGGTGCGTGAAATCACGCTTGCCCTGCAACGATGGGAAAACCGCATAGAAGTCGAAAGTGTGCAAATCAGCGGACAAGCTCCGCATTTTGAATTGTTGATTTTCTGGACTTTAGTGGACGATGTATATCGGGAACTTTATCAGACACAGGTGGCACAATGAGAAAAGAAGACGTGAAAATTGTCTCCGATGATATTAAGCAAATTTTAGCGGAAGCCATTGCCGACTACGAGCAGCGCACAGGTAAAACATTGCAACCTGCCCATATTGAACGGTCGATTATTCAATCTTACGCCTACCGCGAAATGTTAGTGCGACAAGGCATTAACCACGCCTTTTTGCAAACCTTTCCGCAATTTGCCACAGGGCTTGCTTTAGATTTATGCGGCGAACCGATGGGCTGTTATCGCTTATCAGACCAAGCTGCCGAAGTCACTTTGCGTTTTAGCGTGAGTGGTTCGCATTCCACCATTGTTATTCCACAAGGTACGCTGGTTGGTGCAACCGACAGCCTATTATTCGCTACGCAAACCGAAGTACGAATTAACCCGACTGAGCAATATGTGGATGTAACGGCGATTTGCCAAACCACAGGCGAAAGTGGCAACGGCTGGCAAATCGGGCAAGTAAAGACACTCAAAAGCGAACTGCCAGCCGATGTAACCGCCTCCAACATTGATGTGTCGGCAAATGGTATCGACACTGAAAGCGATGATGACTACCGCAAGCGGATTTTGCTTGCGCCAGAAGCCTTCACCACTTGCGGTTCGGTTGCCGCTTACGAATATCACTCTCGTAGCGTGTCGCAAGTGATTTCTGATGTGGCGATTTCCACCCCTCAAGGTGGCACAGTCAAAGTCACGGTGCTTACCAAGCACGGACTGCCGTCAGCCATTTTGCAGGAGAAAATTCGCCACTACATCAGCGGCGAAAAACGTCGTCCGCTGTGCGACACCGTGATTGTGGCTGCGCCTGAACGCAAAAGCTATCGAGTGGTTGCTAACTTAGATTTGCTCGCTACCGTCGCCGAAAATGAAGTGAAAGCCAAAGCCGAAACCGCTTTGCGAACCTATCTTTCATCACGCACGCAAAAATTGGGGCTGGACATCGTACCGCTCGATATTCAAAGCGTGCTGAAAGTCGCAGGCGTGTATAACGTGCATTTGGCAAGCCCACAACTTACTGAGCTCACGCCTGAACAATGGGCAGAATGCGAAAGCATCGCGATTAACATCAACGCGGAGCGCAAAGATGGCTAAGTTGCAATATCCGTCAATCATTGAAATATCGCCAAAACTGACCGCACTTGCCGACCTTGGCAAGCGGTTAAACCGACTGGATAAATCGCAAATTATGACCAGCTTTGTGGATTTAGTCCCGACCGAGTTTTTAGAACTGCTTGCCGAAAAATGGAGTGTCACCGGCTATGACGGCTGGTTACTTGCAGAAAGTGTAGAAGCCAAACGGAAACTCATCAAGAGAGCCGTCGAACTGCACCGCTACAAAGGCACACCGTGGGCAATGCGGGAAATTATCCGCCAGCTTGGGTTTGGAGAAGTGGAGATTATTGAAGGTTTATTCGATAAACGTCACGACGGTTCATTTACCCGAGACAGTACATATTTTCACGGCGACCGCTCCAAATGGGCACATTACCGTGTGATTCTGCAACAAACCATTACTAACGACCAAGCCGATTTACTGCGAAAAACCTTGCGTGTTTTCGCTCCCGCTCGCTGTGTGTTAGCGAGCTTAGACTACCGTCAAGCAGCACTTCGGCACAACGGTATGGCAATGCGTAACGGCAGATTTAATCGTGGCACAGCTTAACTCAAAAAGGAAACAAAATGGCAAATTTAACCTTAACCCGACAATGGGTGGAAAACATCTATCAATTGGAAACCTCCGACCCTGTAATGGGCGGACCAGACGGCATTGATAACCGTCAAGCGAAAGAGCTGGGGGCGAGAACCAACTGGCTAAAAGACCAAGTAGACACCATCAACCGAGACCGCACTGGCTACGCCACCAAAGCCAGCCCTGCGTTCACAGGTGTCCCAACAGCCCCTACTGCCAACCCAAACACCAACAACACCCAAATTGCGACGACAGAATTTGTGAAAACCGCAATTGCTGCATTGGTGGGTTCTGCGCCTGCTGCGTTGGACACGCTAGAAGAATTGGCACGTGCATTAGCTGGTGATGCTAACTTAAAAGCAACTTTGCTTGCGGAAATTGGGAAAAAAGCGAATGCCACTGATTTTAATGCCTTACATGATTTATTTGTTGGTATCCCTATTCCTTATCCGCTTTCTACCGTCCCAACAGGTTGCTTAGCGATGAACGGACAGCGATTTGATGCTCGTCGTTATCCAAAATTAGCACAGAAATATCCATCAGGGCAGTTGCCTGATTTACGTGGGGAATTTATCCGTGGTTGGGATAATGGACGTGGGGTTGATGCTGGCCGTGGGATGTTGTCGGTGCAATCTGATGAAATCAAATCACATAATCATAAATTTAAATATATAGGCCAAAATCAAAGATCCGAGTCAAACAGAACGGATATCTTTAACCAACTGACTGTAGGTGATTCAGTCTATAGACATGATCGAAGAGATGATTTAATCATCAAAGTCGCAAATGAGTCTGATGTGAAGTATGGGAAAACACCTTACAATGATGTTTCAATCTATATCAATAACACTGGTGGGGCTGAAACCCGCCCTCGCAACATCGCCTATCATTACATCTGCCTAGCCGAATAAGGAGTACAACATGACCGTAACATTTAATCAAGACGGCTTTGCCGAAACCAGCGGTGAAATCATCGTTTACTGTACAGGCAACAAGGGCATTTACAGCCACAGCACAACCGAATATGTGAGCGAAGGCGGAAGCCTTTCCGCAGGCAGTTATTTAGATGCCCCTCCGCCAGCCAAACAAGGCTTTGTCATTGTGCGAGCAGATAACAGTTGGCAATACCAAGCTGACCATCGTGGCACCTATTACAGTAAGGAAACGGGCAAAAAAGTAGAACATACCGAACTAGGTGAATTGCCTGATAATTTAACCGCACTTGCACCACTTGCTGAACCATGCAAATGGAACGGTACAGCATGGGTAAAAGATGAAGCGAAAATTGCTGATAATTTTACAACAACCCAAACTCGCCTTATCACCAACATCGATGAGCACGCGGCAAAAATCTACAGTACATGGACGAGATTTGAAAGCGAGTACCGCGAGCGACAAACGGCAGCGGAAGCCTTTAAAGCGGCAAATTATGAAGGTGAGTGCAGTCGTTATATCTCAGACTTTGCGCAACGTGCGAGACTGGATAATAAGACCGCGACAAACCTGATTTTGACACAGGCAGCAGGGCTAGAAAAACTACAAATGGAGCTTGCCAACCAACGTATGCGCAAGTATGAGCTCAAGGCACCTAATCTCACACTTGAGAAACTGCAATCAATCTACGATGACATTATCAAGCAAATGGATAACTTGATGGAGGCATATAAAAATGGCTAAGGTTTATTTGGCGATGTACAAATACAAACGTGACTGGCGCAAGAAGCCCATCAAAGCGATAGCCGACCGCATCACTCGATTTTTCACTAAGGGGAAATACTCGCATTGTGAAATCGCGGTAGAACGCATTGAATTTACTAACGGACACCATTATGAGCATGCAACAGTGTATGAGTGCCACTCATCTTCAGTACAAGATGGCGGCGTACGTTGCAAGCAGATTGATGTATCCGATAACACCA